GGGCCGCGCTCGCCAACCATGTAGGACGTGCCGGGACTTACTGGACCGCCATTTGCCCGCTTGAACAATCCGCCAAGCAGACCACCACCAGTGCCAGTGCCGCTCATGGCACCAAATAGCGCAAAGTTTATGGCAACGTCTAAAACTTTGTTTGCAATGCTTTTCAGAACATCGTTGGCCACCTGTCCAAGACTTTTGGTTCCATCGACGGCACCTTGAATAGCGTCCACAACTCCAGACTTAATGGTCATACCAATATCACCGTAGATTTGCCTCATCTGTTCGGCGGCCGATATTTGTTTTTTAAGCTCTCCAATGTTTGTAGCAATGCCTCTTGCTTCCGCTTCATTTAAGGCTGGAAATAAAATTTTAAGATCGCGAAGCTGTTGGGTTAGCATTACCTCTGCCTCGTTGCCATCAAGTTTTGCTTTCAACAGTGCTTGCTCGTCTTGCATTGACTTCAAGGCATTCGCATTACTAGCAGCTTCCTCTGCATATTGCTGTTTTGATAAAGTGCTTTGGCTTGCTACGGTTTGCAGCATTTGCTGTTCAAGAACATTTCTCTGAGTTTTTAGATTCAAACTTTGTTCATCAAATGCCAATGCGGCACTTGCTTTATCGGTTGAGCTAGCAATAATTCTACTGCGAACAGCAGCCCGTGCTGTAAGCGTTGTGTCTATAGCATTGATTTGAAGTTGAGTGTCCCGATATTTGGCAGAGAATTCAACCATGCGCTTGGCTTGTTCAGCATTTGGTTGTCCTACAAGCTGACCGAGTTTTTGCGCTGTACTTGTTTCAAGTAATGCTCTTGCTTCATCGAGTTTGCGTTTGATACTGCCACCCAGTAAATCACTGGTAGAAAGTTGTTTTGGCTTAGTTGTTTCCGGCAACAGAGCTGGTGTTTCTTGTGGCTTGGCAGGCTTGCGAGGTGCTGCCAGGGCTCGCAATTCTTTGAGGCGATCTATTAATTGTTTTGCTTCTTTTTCCCGCTGCTGAAGTTCAAACTTCATGCCGGGTAATGCCGCTCCAACTCCACCGAGTATTTGGCCTTCTGTTCCAAAACCTGCTGATCCAAGCCTGGTTTGGTCAGCCATGCTGCTTGTCCCCTTCATTTCAATGCTTTTTGCCAAGCCAATGCCAGCTTTTTCACCTTCCTTGATCGCGTTTGTTAGCTCTACAATCCGTGCTTTTGTATTGAACAGTTGATCATTTGCTTTTTTATAATCTGGACCAGCCAGCGCTTTGTTTATTTCATCCACCGCACGAATGCTTAGATCCAAGATGCCCTGCAAAGCGGGTTTTAATACTTCGCCAATCTTCTTAGCAACACTTTCAATGCCGTCCATCAGTGTGCTGAATTTGCCAGCCAGGGTGGTGGACTGTGCAATTGCACCATTTGCATATTTACCGCCTTTATCTGTAAGCCTGACAATTGCTACTTCAACCGCTTCGGCGCCAATCCGACCTTTGCTGAGCGCTTTCTGGAACTCATCTCCAGACAGGCCATACATCTTCCGCAACTCTTCCTGAAGCGCAATCCCACGCTCTTGGAATTGCAGCAGTTCCTCGCCTTGTAAGCGGCCTTTAGCCTGCACCTGGCCATAGGCAGTAACTAAACCTTGTAGCTCTGCTCCAGTTGCACCACTTACATCTGCCAACCTGCGCGTTGTTTCAACAACCTTGTCGCCTTCTACACCAAATGCCTGTAAACGCTTTGCAGCATCAATCAATTCTGAACTGGTAAATGGAGTTACAGCGCCAAGTTGCTGCAACTCGGAAATCATCTTCTTTGCTTGCTCAACACTTCCAGTCAGTGTCTGAAGACTCCTAGTCTGTGTTTCAAGTTCTGCCGTTTTTGTAAAGATAAACTTGATTGCCTGGGCAGCAGTGAATGCACCGACCAAGCCAGCCACTCCACCTCTAAGGCCGCTAATCGCAGTCTGGGTCGCCTTTGAAGCTGCGGCAACTTGATTGAGATTCCGTACAGCACCTTGGCTGTTTACCTGAATATCAACGGTTGCTACTGCCACGGATCGACCACTGCTATTGCGTAAGTCTACCTGCTGCGCTGCTTAGCTTTGTCCATTTCCTCGCGTTCACGTTTGCCTTTCAGCTCGTAGTACGCGGCAAAGTGGATGAACTCCGCATCCGTCAGTTCCTGCCGAAGCCGACTCACCGTCATGCCTAGCTCAGTGGCTAGGAACATTTCAAAGTAAAGCCAGCTATCGGCCTCTAGTCGTTTTTTGCTTCTTCCAGCGACTCAGGCGCACCAAGACCAAACAAGAACAGTTCCAGTTCGTTCAGCACCGACTCAGGCAGCTCGCGTTGCAGCTTGGCTGCATCGGCTGATGCAAATGCTTTGGTGCCGTCTTCCAGCTCGGCCATGTGGCACAGCATTTGGGTGCTGATGTCCAAGGCTTCCTCTGATCCAGCAAGACCAGACGCACGTTTGCGGTCAGCGCGGGTTATCGGCTTGAAGTACAGCGACAGCACTACGGTGCCATCTTCCTTCTTGATGTTGAATTGACGCCGCTGGTTTAGGTCAAAAGCCCCGGTGAGTAGATCAACGGGGCGTGGTGTGGCAGGCATTAGATCGAGGTAGTAATGGCACCGTTCATGGTGAAGTTGACCGTCACCACTTCCAGTTCGCCAACCGTAGCACTGTAATCAGTGGATGTGATCACGATGCTCCCGGTAATCTTCTTGCCGCCAGTTTCGTCAAGATACAGCTCGACAGAGGCGTTGCCTTCGTCGGTCGCGGTGTTGACGTCCTTAATCAGATCAAGCTTGTCACCTGATCCAGGGGCGTCATACATGATTTCCATGCTGCCGCTGCCTGCGATTAGACCACCGATGTTGGCCTTGTAAGTTGCGCCTTGAGCAGTTGTCTCAAGCACGTCCTTTTCGACGGTCATCGACCAGGAACGCACGGCAGCAATCTCAGAGATGCCGCCGCTGCTGTCCTTATCAAAGAAAACCGTACCCTGTTCGCCGCGATAGAAAGCCATGATCAGATGGAGTTGGTGATGGTTCCAGAGGTGACAAAGTTACAGGTGATAACCTCCAACTCGCCAACAGTAGCGCTGTAATCGGCTGATGTAATCAACCCGACGAAGCTGATCTTTTTGGTGCCTGTGGTGTCTAGGAACAACTCAAAAGCTGCGATGCCTTGATCGGTTGCTGTGTTAGCAGCCTTGACAAAAACGTTGGTCTCGTCAGCGCTACTGGCAGAGTAGATCAGCTCGACGCTGCCAGAACCAGCAATTAGGCCACCAATGTTGCTCTTATAGGTAGCACCCAGAGCGGTGGTTTCCAACACATCTTTTTCGATGGTCAGTGACCACGACCGAGTAGATGCGATGGTGGCAGTGGTGGATCCAGCATCGTCAAATTTGACGGAGCCTTGTTCGCCGCGATAAAAAGCCATGGTTAGAGGTCCTCGAAGGTTTCAAAGGTCATTCTGACCTGAGTTTGGAAGTACCCTTCGGGAGACGGCGTGGCCACCACCTCTGGGCCAGTTGGGGGATCAAAGCGAACCCCGGATACGACAATTCTATTGTAAAGGTCTCGTACTCTTTTGCCGACGGTGAAGTTGGCGCCTGGGCCAACACCTTTGGCGGAAAAGATATTTACAACGATGACACCGATGACGCTGTTGCTGGCGCCAGCCGTGCTGCCCATGGTCATGTAGTTGTTCGTGCCGAAACTGACCGTGCATTGCACCCAGGTGCTGGCTGGTGTGGGTGTGTAGGCCACGTTATGGAACACCACTGGGATGACTGGCGCGATGGCTAGTTCAGTGGCGAGTCTGCCTTCAACGATGGCACGGATTGCGTTGAGATCTAGTGCAGCCATTACTCGTTCCTCCCGATGATGTCGGCCAACTGCCTAGCGCGATTGGTCATCTGCCGGGCAATAATGTCGATCCATCCTGCTGGTGCTTGACGGCTATGGCCATTGGCTAGTGATTCAGCGTATGGCAACGAGTTGTGGACGTTGTATCTGATGCCAAAACGTTCGTTGCCAGGTGTGTAGTTGATGCCCACAGGTGCCAGTGATCCGCCAGTTCCTGCGTCGTAGTTGCCGGTAGCGTTTTCGCCAATTGCCCAGCTGGAACGAAAGCGGCCAGTATCCACTGGACTCTGTGACTTGACCTGCTGATCCGTTTCAAGCACCACCACGCGCAGCAACTGGTTCATCTGGCCTTCGCAGAAGTTGCCGATTTGGCCGATGTTGATGCGTCTTGCCATGATTAGGCTCGCAAGACCAGTTCGTAGGTGATTGCTTGGTTGTCCTGCTCGATGGTCTGCACGGTGATGATCTGGTGCGACACGGTGCTAATGATTACGC